GTGAGATTACTGCGAACAGCAACCTCACAAGACTTGTCTCTGAATAAGAACCATTCTCAGTATACAAATGATACATGATTAGTCTTCTGCCGCAAGTTTAGCAAAGTATGACAATGTGTCATCTTCACTACCCGATGCTTGGATCGTTGGTTCTGGTGCAGTCTGAGAGACTACAGTAGGTTCCGCAGATCGGATCGGTGCAGTCTCAGCAGTCTGAGTCAACAGATCATTCTTAACAGTGCTACCTTCACCAGTTGACTGACCCAACACAACCTCTAGTCGTGACTTCAGTTCATCATAAGACTTGTACGAGGACTCCGCAACAAACTCTGACATATCGTGCAACTGATTATAAGTTGCTTCTAGTTTAGTCTCGTCAGCATCAAACAATGCAGAAGTGGACTTGAACTCCGACTTATCATAGTTACGGTATCCCGCAACATTACGAATCTTCAGTTGGAAGTCAGCACCCAACCAGAAGTCAAATGGATTGACAGGTGTTTCACCGGGAAACTGAGGTTGCATAACATCCATAATCTTATCAAAGATTTTCTTACCAAAGTCGTAAAGGAATACTTTACCTTCATTGGCAGGATTGGATGGATCGTTAACTACCATGATGTTTGCCACATAGTGTAGTCTGCGTTTCTGCTTACGAGCAATCTCTTTATCATCATCAATGCCAGAGTTCCACAAACGAGAGTTGTGTTCACTCACTGGATCATTGTTACCCAGAGTAGTCAGAGACTTCTCTACATACCACTGACCAGAGGGCCCTTTGAAGAAGTGATCAAAGTAACGTACCCAAGGTAGTTCTTGACCTTCTGCGGCAGGAAGAAATCGAATTTGTGCGAAACCATTACCATTGTCATCAACAGTAGGTTTCCAGAATCGAAGGTCTTCGTATTTGTTTTTAGATTGAGTTACCCCTGAGACTTCTTGTGCCGCTTGTGCGAGTTTAGAAACATCTAGGGAATTAGATTTTAAGTTTGCAAAAGACATATTTGTATTCTCCGTATTTTTGCGTATTAGTTGTATTATGAGTATTTATTGTATCATAATGTAAATAGAAAGTCAATACCTTTATTCAGTTTATTTTCTGCCGAATATTAGTATCTTCAATACCTTTATTTAGTATTTGGTAAACTTTCAGTTCTTTGGAGGAAATTAAGTTTCATTGCTTCAAACTCAATCTTCTCCTTTATTGAGATGGCAATATATTTCTTGACATCTTCAATCTCTAGGTTGTTCTGTTCACACAAATAAACAACCGTGTCCATATAACTCATGGACTCTCTTCTTACACAGTCCTCCACCATCTTGGTGAATTTCTTCTTGTTCATAAAGTTAGACTCATTACCAGAAGAGTCCACACCACCTATCTGAAAATCAACCTGCATATTCTTCATCCTTTTTGAACTCTTGCTCCAGTTCACGAGTCCAGACTTGTGCGATGTCTGGATACCATGTTCCGTAGTTACGTTTGGGGGTTCCGTCAGGATAGTATGCCATAGCAATACACACCTTCTGGATTCTCCCCTCACGTTGTTCACCATAACGAAAATCAGACCACACACCACCACTGAGATACTTCTTCATATTAGAGATGTAGACTTCGAGGTCTTGATACTGTGCTCGTTCCTTCGAGACTTTAGAGTCTTTATAACTCTTCAATCCTTTGAGTTCATCAGTACAAGACTTCACCCAACCTTTAACTTTTTTCCAATGTAAGAAGTGATCAACATCCAAGTCTCTGATGCTGTGGTGTACCGACTTAGAACCATCGGCACCCCGTGCTTCTCTTGCCTTCGCAAGTCTTTCCACTGCCGCCTTCTTCTGTTCATCAGACATTGGTTTACGTCTGCGTTTCACTTTCTTACGTTCAAAACCTAACGCATCCAGATTTGCATTCTTCTTGGCATCTCTGGTGCGTTTTGCTTTTTGTGCGGGTGTCAGTTTCTTTGGCATAATAGTATATATTATAAATTATACAGCATTAAAAGTCAATAGGGAATCAACACGAAATGATCTCCAATCGTTAACATCCAAATCAAATACACGAACCGCAATTTGGTTCTTCTCAGTATTTGAATTGACATCAGTCTTGGGCATCTTATCTTCTGGTATCTTATCGGATACCAATGTTGCTCTCATCTCACGAACTGCTCCATCCTTCACTTTCGTGAACGACAAGTTTACTACACCCAGTCTCAGGGTATTTACAATTTCTTCATAAGTCATTTCATTCTCCATCATAGTTATAGTCATTAAAAGTGTAAAATTTAAAAAACAAAAACGATATATCTAAACAGAATCCATCTGAAAAATTAAAACTAATCGATGGAGTTATCCAGAACTCTCGTTCCCATTTCCACTGGTTCGAGAATACATATCTTCGTTTTCGTGTTAAGTTCATTATACAGTGTTCTCCTTATAAAGTCAAGTGTTTTTTTATTATGCTACCAAGAACCAACTAGGCACTTCACGGTTAGTCCACTTTGCGAAGTCTACCTTCTCTTTGATGTAGTAGAAACGGTATGCTTCTACAGGGTCTTCACGTTTGCAATACTCAGGCATTGCTTGTGCGAATTTGGTAAGTCTTCCGAATCGGTTAA